GGGAAGAGTCCTACGGCTTCTCGGGCTTCCGGAGCGAAGTGCCGAACGAACGGTGGGCGAAGGCGCCCCGGCAAATGATCCACAAGTGCTGCAAGGCGGCGGTGCTCCGGAGCGCGTTTCCCGAGGAAGGTCTCGGCTATGCCGCCGAGGAGATGGAGGACCAGCAGACCGAAAGCGGCGGGGTGACGATCGAGGGCAAGATAGACCACGGCGACGCCGGCCTGACCGCGCGCGACCGGCAGGCGTCCACAGCCTACGGGACGACACCTGGTGCTGCTAGAGGCGGTCTCCTGGCGCTGGAAGAGCCGAACCCGACCCTGTGGCTCCGGAACCTCTCGGAGCTTCTCGCGGACGCGGCGACCGAGACCGAGCTTGTCGAGATCGCCAGCAACAAGCGCGTGGTGGAGGCGCTGGAGAAGTCGCCGACGCTCATCCGCGGCCAGATCAACGATGCGCTACGCGACGCCCACCAGCGGCTGGCGCAAGCCGTCGAGACGCCCGACCGCGACCGCGAGTGGCCGGATGATCCGGTCGCCGAGCTTGTCGGCGAGATCGAGACGATGAACGCCGACCAAATCGCGACATTGGCGGTCAGCGCGGCGTGGCGCGCCAAAACCAGAAACTTGATTCCGCCCGACGAAGATCGGTTGCAGGACGCGATCGAGCGACGCAAGGCGGCGCTGGCAACCGCGAGGAGAGTCCAACCATGAGCGTCCCTGCCGATAACGAAATTACCGTAATGCGCCGGATCATCCATGATCTCGCGTCGCTCCATCCCGGCGCGCGGCATCGCGTCATGGCGTATGTGACCGCGCGCATCGAGGCGATTCCGGTTATCGCGGCGGTCGGCGGCGGCATCGAAGAGGGCGAGGCCCCCGGCATGTTCGATGACGTCCCGCAGATGCCGCCGTTAAAAGGTGCGGCGGCATGAAATCGACGCTGGCCGAGATCGACCTCGAGGCCGGCGGAACGGTCGCCGTGCCGGTACTGATCGACGCCGATCAACTCGCCGAGCTTATGCGGGTCTCGCTCCGGCACTTCTATCGGCTCGTGCACGAAGGCGAATTCCCCGAGGGGATATTGATCGGTCATAGCCGGCGATGGAGCGCCAGCCAGTACGCGGCATGGGTCGAGGAGCGACGCAACAAGCAAGCGAAGCGGAGGCGGTAATGCCCGATCTCCTGCCGGTGACGATTGACGACATGATCGCCGAAGTCTCTCGCGAGTGTCGCAAGCGGCGCGAAGTCTATGGGCGCGCGGTCCACGACGGACGGATGAACCGCCGCAAGGCCGATCGGCAGATCGACGTCATGGATGCGGTGCTTGTCCATTTGGAGCAGGCCAAAGCCGCAAGGGAGGGAATACGCAATGAAGATTGAACACGGCGCGTCCGGAATGCTCGCGCTGCTCCACACCTTCGTCTCGCAACCCGGCACAGAATGCGAACTGGACATCGAGCTTGCGCGCGACCGCAAGCGGGACCGGCTTTTCTTTCTGTTTACGATCGACAACACCAAGGTCGCGCTGTCGGTCCGGGAGACGCAATGGCTGGCCGACCAACTGCTCCACCACTCGGCGCCGCTCGGGCATATGCAAAGTGTTTTCCAAGGTCTCGGCAAGGCGATGCTTCACGCCTTATCGCTCGCGCCGATTCCGACGCTCCACTGACGGTTGAGCCGATGAACGACACCGAAGCGCCCGACATACTCGACCAGTCGATCGCCGAGCTTGGCTTGCCGGCGCGGGCGAACAACGCCCTGTCCTATGACTACACCAATGGCCAATTCACGCGCCGCGATATGACGGTTCGCCAACTGGTCAGCAAGAGCGCTGGCGAACTCATGCGCGAGCCGAACTTCGGCAGGGTTAGCCTAGAACATGTGCGGGCCAAGCTCGCCGAGCATGGCCTCTACCTGCGAGACGAAGGACCGCCGCCGCCGCAGCCTCGGTTGCCGGTGTTCGCGTCGCTCACGGTCTCGCACCGGCTCGCGCTTATCGAGGCGAAGCTCGACATCGTGCTATCGATCCTCTCCCGTCTAATGCCGCCGCCATGACGCTGCCGCGTTGCCGCTGCGGTCGCAAGGCGATTGCGTTCGCGCCAGGACGTGCCCCTACCGTCGCCCCAGGCGGGTTCCTGGCCGATCGCGGCCAGCGCGCCGGAGCATGGTGCGCGCGGTGCGCGAAGGCGCTCGGCTGGCTCGGCGCGCCGGCAGGCCCAACCATAGCGGCGGCGTGCTCGGCGCCGCGTAGCGCCCGGAAAACCGTCGTAACAGGCAAGAGAAAAGGAGTCTCCTCATGAGTGAACATACCGAGACGACGTCACGCACTTCGGGCCGGCGGCGCCAGCCGCGTGACGAAGCGCGCGAGTTATTGAAGTCGCTGCGGACTGAGAACCCGGAAGCGGATCGGAACGCGCTAGTCCGACTCTATTACGACCACATCCGACCATTGATTGCTGGCGTCGATGATCCGGATGCGGTCGCGGCACTGTTAGTCACTCCGGCCCTTGAATGGGTCGGCGCTAATATTATCGACCCCCCGCAGCCGAAGTCGCAGAAGCCGCAGAAGACGCGCGCAGAACGGGCGGCAGAAAAGACGGCATTGGTCGCCGAGATCGCGGCACGCGATAAGAAGCGCATCGACGAAATCGTAACCCGCCGGTTGCTTGAATGGGAGATAATCGACGGTCGCCGACTGGGCGATCTGACCGGTGCGGACTGCCGCAACCTGTCGGAACGCTGTGGCGTGTTCTTGCATGTCATCTCAGACAATATTCCGGCGCGCGCCAAGGTGCGCAATCACTACACCGAGTTGGAGTTGCAGGCCCTCGCGCGTCATCACAAGCTGATCGTGCCGTGACCGAGGAGGAGCGGCAAGCAAAGCGCCGCGAGGCGCAGCGTATTCGTTCGCGTCGGTGGTATCTTGCCAATAAAGAACGGCACCGGCAGCTAGGGGAGGCTTGGCGCAAAGCGAACCCGGAGGCGTTCAACAAAATACAGCGCCGTTCGTGGCACAAGGCACATCCCGAGAAACAATGGCGCGTAAAACTGACGGCGGAAGAACGTCAGAAGCGCCGACGGGACAGCAGTCTGGCATGGTATCACCGAAACAAAGCGGAGACCGCAAAGGCGTGGCGCGAGCGGTATCACAACGATCCCATCTTTCGCGCCAAGCTCGCCGCCCGTGCAAAGCAAGTGCCTCGTAACCAAGAGAAGGACAAGGCAAGGCACCGACGTAACTATGCAAAGCATCGGGATCGAAAGATCGCTTACGCGAGAACGTGGAGAGAGGCCAATCGAGAGCGGCACCTGGAAGCGGTCGAACGCTGGCAACTAGATCATCCAGAGTTAGTTCGCCAATATGCCCTTCGCAGTCGCGCTAAAGTGTCTGCGGCAATAGCATTTTTGCGGTCGCTTGGTTTTCTCGATCGTGGATCGAGGGCAACTGCGGGAATCACACGTAGCGCGGCGCTTGCCTATGCGCGCGAGCAAGGTTTGCTTTGAGGAAGTCGCCATGAGGCAGCATATCGAATTCGCTTTGTCGCGTCCGGTATTCGATCCGGAACGCCAGATCGTGCAGGGGCATTACTTTTGGGTCGGTGAGACCAGCATCAGCGCGTGTCTGACGGTCAACATCGGCTTGGAATGAGCGCGCTATGCTGGCGGACGTCCGTTGTGGCAACTCTCGCTCTGCCATCAGCGGCACGGCAGGCCGGTCGAAGTGCTCCGGTGGAGCCTGACAATGCATCGCAAGGTCGAAGCGTATCGCGATCGGATATTCAGCCGATGCGGAACCAATGAGCCGCTATACGAAAGCGGTCCAGACGAAGGTGCGCGGGTAACGCGGCAATGGCGCAAGCCGCTATCGATCGAGGAAGTCGCGCGCATGGCGCCGACGCCGGAAGTGCGCGAGCGCAAGGGGAGACCATGAGCGCGATACCCGGTTACTGGATGCACGAACAGTCGGGCCTGCTGCGCCCGGTGATCCTGGCCTATCTGGAGGGCGCGGAATTGGCGCCCGAGGAGATGGCGCTAATGCGCGCCTATCTGCGCCAGTGGATCGATCATCCCGTGTGGCAGGGGACCGACATCGACCAACTGCGCGCTACGGTCGGCAGCCTGACCACACGGCATGACATTAGCCGCTGGCTGGACGTCGCGGAGCGCAACGGGATCGACCCGCTATGAGCAAAGTCGCGCTGTGCGTCATGCGGCTCGCCGACATGTGGTTGACGCATCCCGATATGGACACGACGCACCAATGCACGCGGTGCGGCGAAGCGGTCGGAATCTATCCGTCAGGTATGGCGATCATCGCGCGCGCGAAGGCGGTCGAGATCATTTGCCAGCGTTGCGTTACCGAAGCCGAGACGCGGACGGCGCGACCGGCTCCCGGCGCGCTCGCCGAAGCGGTTCGCCGGTTGCGGCGGCGATGAGATGGAACGCGGTCGCCCCGCACCGAGAGTTGGCGACGTCAGCGTTAAGCGCCCGCGTAGGCGGCCCGCAAGGGTGCGGTAGCGCAAGAGCCATGCTGGACCGGATGAAAGCTCCGGGGCCGACGATCAGCGCGAGCGGACGAACAGCAGCAGGCCGATTAGGACGGCGAGCCAGAACGCCGCGCGCCATAGGTCAACGTCCTCGATCATAGGCCGGAGCTTCGCGGCGCTTTGCAATCCATGCAAGCAACGCGGGCCAGCCGCGCGCGTATGTATGAAATTGCGGAAGGTTTTTCGCGGCGCTCGGCTAACCCGCTGAAATTGCGCGGTGATTAGCCAGGATCGACATTGTTGACCACATTATAGCCTTTCATGCCATGCCATGTCAGGCGGTGACATTTCCCGGCGAAACCCTTGTCGTTCCGGGCGTTTAGCTCGTATGACGCTTGCGCGGAATGCAATGTCATGTCAGGAGATGTCCTCCTGGTGCGTATGAATTCCGTACGAAAGGGAACCTCGACCATGACCAAGACTACCAACTGCAAGCCGGATTGCGAGACGGAAGCAAAGCGCGAACGGCTCTGGAGCGCAATCGAGCGAGCGCGGATCGAGACCGAGCGCGGCCTTGATCCGGCTGCCGAGCTTCGGCTCGTGACCGCCTGGAACGCCTTGGCGGCGTTCAATCGCGACAACGGCTGAAACGGCGAGCGGCGCCCCTGGCAGGGGGCGCCGCTTCTCAACACAAAGGAAACTTCGACAATGACTGCTAGCACTGCAATGATCCCGACGCAAGCTACCAAGCTCGCCAAGGGAACCGAGATCAAGACGGCGAAGCCGGGGAGCAAGCTCCGTTTCGGCAATGGCCTCTACCTGCTGGTGTCCGCCAATGGCACGAAGTCGTGGCAGGTCCGCTACTACGTCGCCGGCAAGGCGCAAGCTACGATCGTCGGTCGCTGGCCGCGCGTCTCGGTCGAGGACGCGAAGGCGAAGCGCGCCGATATCGCGCAAACGGTGCACGATGGCGGCGATCCGACCAAAGAGCGTCAAGAGAAGCGCGCGGCGCGGATCGAGGCCGACGCGGCGACGGTGCGGAAGGTCGGTGACGCCTGGATCGCGACCGCGAGCAAGACTGCGAGCAAGGTGCCGTGGTCGGAACCCTATGCGCGCGCCGTCAAGGGCCGCATGGCGGCGTATGTCTATCCGGCGATCGGCGACCGCGCGATCGGTCGGATCGGCTCGCATGACGTCGAGGCGATCGTGGGCGGCGTCGTCAACGCGAAAGGGCTATACCTACGCGCCCAGGCGGTTCACGTCCGCCTGAACCTGCAAAAGCTATTCGACTATGCGTTGCGACGGAAGCTGGTCGCGGAAAATCCCGTCCGCATCATTGCCGAAGATTTGCCGCATCGAACGATTGGCGGCGAGGATAGCGAGGAACAATGCCGCGCGTTCGTCGCGACGATCGAGGAAGCGCGGACGGTCCTGCGCGCGGTCGAGACGGCGCGCGCGCCGGTTTTCGAGAAGCTCCTGCATCGGCTTATCGCGCTAACCGCTGTTCGCAAGATGGAAGCGATCGGCGCAGAATGGTGGGAGGTCTCGGAAGGCGAGGACGGCTGGACGTGGACGATTCCGGCGGTTCGCATGAAAGGCCGGAAAAACAAAAAGCGGTCGCATATCGTGCCGCTCTCGCCGCAAGCGGTCGAAGTCTTGCTCGCGGCGCGCGCGCTCGCGGCGGCGTTGGGGATCAAGAGCGGCGCGGTATTTCCCGGCCATAGCCGTAGCGGTGGTCTCGCGCGCAACGGTCTCAACAAGGTCGTGCAGCGGACGATCGCGCGCGTCGGCCTTGCCGGTCGCCATACCATCCACGGCTGGCGCTCGACGATGACGACGCTGCTAATCGAGCGCGACTTTCGCGACGAACGCGCGATCGACGCGATGCTCGCGCATAAGCCGATCGGTGTCTCGCGCGCGCAGAAGCATTACGACCATGCGGTGTTGCTTCCCGTTCGGCGTCGGCTCGCTTGCGTATGGGCCGACATGCTGCTGCTCGGCGCGCCGTCCGCCTTCGCGCTTGTCGGCATGGTCGAGCCGAGCAACGTCGTGCAACTGAGGGAGGCCGCATGAGCGGCTATGTGTTCGCCATGGGCGCCTGCATTACGTGCGGGCGCCTTTTCTCTTTCAATCCGAACGCCGTGCCGTCCACGACCGCGCTTACCGGCGAGCGCGAGCCGTTGTGCCGCGTCTGCGTGGACGCGATCAACGAGAAGCGCGCGACGCTCGGCCTGCCGCCGTTTGCGATCCTGCCGGATGCCTATGAACCCTTACCGGAGTCCGAACTATGACAACGCTTGTGTCGTCCGAACCGACGCCAGGACAGCGGATAACCAACCTGCATTGCTGGATCGCTACCTATCGCGATGGCTCAGAGGGGATGATCGGCTCGATCCTGCCGGGGATCGGCCAGACGCCGCTGGTAAGCTCTCGCTTGGAAACCGCCGAGTCATTGGAGCGGTTCGCGCGCGAAGCGCAACGCGCAACGCTCGACACCGCGCATCCGGTGGTCAACGTGCGGCTTGTGACCTTCGCTTCGACGGAGGGCCGGTAAATGCTCGCCGACGATGTCATCGCTAATGTCGGCTCGCCGGAGGACGCGCTTTATTGCGGCGCGTTCGCCGACTTGGCACGACGGCTTCGCGGCGCGCAGCGGTTCGATCTCTCGCCGGATGTCATGCGCTCGGCGTTTACGGTCGTGCAATCGCCGATCGGCGCGCAGCTTCGCGCCTTGTCGCTCTGCCGGCTTCCGTTCCGCTCGACGTGGCTGGAGTGGCCGGGAGGCTTCGCCGGCATTGCTTCGGAGCGGACGGATTGCACGGCGCCAGTACCGAAGCGGATGGGCGCGCTGGTCGATACCGACGAAAGCCTGCAACGCGGCTCGATCGCCTATGCGTGGATGCATCCGAGTATGGGCGTCAATATCTGTCCGCTCGGGATTACCTTCGACTGGCGTCCCGAGCCGGAGCCGCTCGACGATATCGCCAACATAGCGAGGTGGCATAGCATCGCGACCGAGGAGAAGTGGCGCGAGCTTGCCGCGCAATTTCCGCGTGTCCGCAATAGCGCGCGGGCGGATGTCGTCGCCGACAATATGCGCTTCGGGATTGTCATCAATCCGGCGATGCTAGCGTTCACCGAGCGGGCGATGCATGTCTCGGCTTACAAGGCGATAATGAATGCGGCGGTGAAGGATATCGAGGGCGAGGCGCCGCTGTTGCGCGCGGCGATCATGCTGCTGAACTCGCGCAATCTCGCCGAGTATCAACCGCGACCGATCTCGCCGAAGCTCAACAAGGCGCGGACGCGGAATAGCAAGCCGCCGCTGCTCGACTATACGCATATCTCGATCAAGCTCTCGCGGGCGCTCGGCGAGCGCGCCGGCATGGCGGCGGACGCGCGGCATCCGTCGCGGCTCCATCTCGTGCGCGGCCACTTCAAGATACGGGCGAGCGGGGTCTATTGGTGGTCGCCCCATGCCAGGGGCGCCGACGTCGGTCGGCCTATCGAGCGGCAACGCCGCTCCGTCATGGTCTAGGCGGCGGCGGCGATCCGGGGCGCCATAGTCCTAGCGCCCCGGTCGCCGGCCAGCGCCTAGCCCCTGTTCTAGCCTGACGGCGGGGCCGGTCGCCGCTCCGGCTCGACGATCAGCGGATCGCGCTTGTCGATTTTCGCATAGGTGAGCGCCTGCCGAGCGACGATCTCCGCGCGCGCCGCCTTGCGCCATGCGTCAACCGCGATTGCCGCGCCTCCCAGGAACAGCAGGGTATCGCCGAATACCAGCCATTCGATCGCCGTCAAGGTCGGACGATCACGAGCCGCGCGCTTGCGTCGAGTTGCGACACAAGGCGGGTCTCGCGGCGCGGCGCCTGGATTTCGCGGTCGGCGACAATGTCCCACTCGGAGATATCCGCCGCATGGGCCAAGGTGATGTGCACCGGACTGGCCGCGCCGCCGAGCTCCTCCGCCGACCGCCACAGCGGGATCAGGAACGTCCCATCCGAAGTCTGGAACAGGTCATAGTCGGCGTCTGCCGGTAGTCCGCTGATCGTCATATCGAGCCGCCCCGGCGCGAAGTCGGGCCGTCCGCCAGGATCGGCGCAGAGCCGGCATAGCGTCTGGATCGCCAGCGCGGATGGGCGCGGATTTTCGGCTTTCTGCGGAAACAAGCCGCACAAGTAGGTCGAGCCATAGTCAAACAGCGCATACCAGAACAACAGCCTGCCGAGCTTGGCGCAGCGGAACAGGGTGAGCAGCGTATAGTACGCGTCGCGCTTACCGTCCCAGCCGGCTTCGTCGGGCTTGTGTCCGCGCGAGTTGTACAAGGTCGGATGGAACTCGGTCAGGTCACTGTCGCGCTGATAGGCGATGGAGAGACCGTCGAGATACTCGGTAACGGAATAGCCGGTGCCGGGGACGTCGGGGGAGGCAGGCGGATAGTAGTGACCGTTTCCGCGATGCATGGCGGCATTGATCGCGCCCATATCCGCACCGCAATAGCCGGTGATCCAGCCCTCCGGATGAGGTGTCCCCGCGACAACGCTTGGGCCAAGTACCGCCGCGCTATCAACTCGACTCCCCCAGACGGCATCTTGGATCGCCTTTGTTTGCTCGACCGGCACCATGCCTTGCCCAAAATCCGTATTGGGTTCGTTAAGACCTTCCGTCCAGCAAATACCACACGACGGATCGCTTGCGAGAGAAATCATCGAGGGCACGTCATTGGTCGTGGCGTCGGCGCCGGGGCAGATCGCGACGCGCGTTCCCGGTAAGGCGCCGACAACTTGTTGGAACCAAGGGCGCTGGTGCGCGTCTTTTCCGTTGTAATGATACTCACGGATCGGCAACGCATAGCCGGTGCCGGCGGTCAGGAACCGCAGCGCGGCAATGACTTCCTCGGGCCGATAGTCCGCCGGCCAGCTACCCCAACTATTGTGCTCATCGAGGCTGCTAAAAGTGTTGACGCCGAACGTCTCGACAAGCTCGACGGCGCGCCGCGCTTGCTGGCCTTCGCCGCTTGGCGGTTGCTCCGGCTTCGGCGGGATCGGCGCCGACCCCCCCGATTCGAGCGCGGCGACGCGCGCCGTCAGGTCCGCGACGTCGTCCACCACGGCAGACCAATCCTGCTCAGTCGGAACTGTTACCGGCATGTGAATATATCCTTCGGGGTTATCGCCGCATCATGTCGAGGCAGGCGGCGAGCAGCGGAGCATAGACCTGCTCGCGGTGGCGGTTCTCACTGTGCACGAACCAGCCGAGACCGGCGAGCAGGATAACCAGGATCAGGAATTGAGCCGGAAGCCGCGTGATCGCCGCGAGCAAGACGCCGCGCAAGTTGGGCGGCGGCTGATCGCTCATGCGCGAGCTTCGAGCGCGTCGAGCCGACCGGCGATTGCCTTAATCGCGTTGACCAATGCAAACAAGAGCGGCCCGCTGTCGAGCGTGCGGAGATCGTCCACCGGCTGGCCGTCAATGAACCCCGGCACCTGCCCCACCATCTCGGGCATGACGGTTTCGGCTTCCTGCGCGATCAGTCCGACGAATATGCGCCCTTCCGACGCCACCGTGGCGTGCGGCGATGGTTCGCCTTCCGCGTGCGCGTCATTGCCTTTGTAGGAATAGACCACCGGACGAAGCCCGCACACTTGCTCCAGCCCCGGCAGATAGTCTCCCTCGACGTTCTTAATCCTTGCATCGGACGCATCGAGCCATGGTCCGCCGCCGTTCTTGTATGCATTCGCACCGCTAAAGGTGAAGGCCCCGGCATTGCTAATCGTGATGTAAGGAACGCCGGGAGCGGCTGTATTGGCGATGATCGCCCCGCTGGCGCTATTCCAGTTGAGCGTGAGGCTGGTCTGCACCGCGACGATGCCGGTGGAGCGGGAAACCGAGAGAGCTTGCGGCAATGTCCCCCCGGTATCACTCATCGGATAGAGGATAAAATTCGAGCCGGCGTTGGCACCGCTTTCCGGCGCGCTGTCGCCCAAATACATGGTCCAGCGTTGGACGGCGTTGGTTGCTCCAATGAGCGCATTCGAGGACCCCGACGCCGTCTTGTTCAAGGACAGCGCAGAATTGGTCTGGCCTCCTGTGACGCCGTTTAGCGACACAATGGGCGAGAGAACTATGCTGCCATTGCCTCGGTTTATGTAGATTGGCGACCAGAGATAGCTGCCGGCATCGGTAAAGCATTGCAGCGTAAAATTCGATCCGGCGCTGGAGCCGCTTTCCGCTGCGCCGTCGCCCAGCAGCATAACCCAGCGCGCCCCACCGCTGCTGTGGCCAGCCACCCCCGATATATTATTGCTGCCGCCGAGATGATTAAGCCGCAACATGGAATTGCCAGCAGCGATGTTAGCCAAGGCATCGCTGACCGGCGCTGCGCCTTTGCCGTTGAGGTAAGCGTATCCTCCGGCGCGCGTGACGGTAAGCGTCGGCGGCCCGATTGTGGTCCCATTGTCTGCAAAAGCCTGTAGCGTCCAATCCGATCCGGCGTTGCTGCCGCTTTCCGGCGTGGGATCGCCCATCTGCATGACCCAGCGCGGCGAGCCGTTGGTATGGCCGGCGAAGATATTGCCTGCCCCTGAAGCAGCCTTATTCAGCCGCCACGCGACGCTTTGCCCCGTTGGCGTCTCGACGTATGGCGTTGCTCCGGTGCCGTTCAAGTAAGCGAAGCCAGCCCCGCGTATCACTGTGAACGTCGGCGACGAATTGGCCACGCCTGAATCGTTATACGCCACGAGGTCAAAGCTCGATCCGGCATTGCTGCCTGATTCCGCTGTGGCATTGCCCAAGCGCATTTCCCATCGGCGCGTCCCGGCGGTAGCGCCATACAAGCTGCGCGGCGTGCCCTGCGCGCCATTGATGGTATCGCCCGAGACTGACGTGATCGCTCCGGTCATGATACCGCCAGCTAAGGGCAGGTAGGTTCCTGAAGCGGCTTGCAGCGCGGTGATCTCATCATGCGCGGCTTGGAAATTATCGCGGACGCTTTGCGTCGTGGGGTTGCCATAAACCGGCTTTGAGGGGTCGATATTGGACATCGGCGCGCTTCCTTTAGGCGAACTTCGCGGTCACGCCATAGGACGTGAGCAAAGCCGCAAGGTTGGTTTCCGTGTCGATCCGCGTCGTCGGATCAATGCCGCCGTTTGCGCTCATCTGTGCATCCTTCCACGCGAGATAGTCGGCGTCGGTCGATGGCACATACTGATTGCGAGCGGACGCGAACACGCGACTCGCGTCGCCGGTAAAGTCAGCGTCAGGTGCGGCGATATGCGGTCCCGTCCCGCCGACAATCCAATACCAATCACGCGCGTTGAATCGCCTCATGTCCGCACCTCATTGCTGCTTAGAGATATTGACCGCCAGAAGCCTGCACGCCGACGGTGCTTCCGGGGAAGTAGTTCGCCCCGCCGCCATTGGTGAGGATAATTCCGTTCGACTCGACGTCGAAGCGCGGGCCGGTCGCCGATCCGATAAAGCTCGCGGAGGGAGCATCGATCACGCCTGCCCCGCTTGCCACCACAAAGCCTTGACTAAAAGACAGTCCGGTGACGTTCAACGTCGCGCCGGGGAACCAGATCAGACCGCCGGGGCCGACTGCGAATGGGGCGACTGTTGCTCCGGTGAGGCTGTTGCCAGACCCTTGCAGCGTTACCACCGAGCCATTGGAGACTGTGACTTGATAAGCGCACGAGAGAAAGCGGCAATTCTGCACATCGACCCACGCGGCGCTGTTAAGCGCAACGCCGTGACCTTGGTTCTGGTATATCGTATTGACGTTGCCGGTCGCGGTGAAGCTGATGCCATTAAGGGCAACCTGACAGCGCCAAATGGGGAGACAATTCGCGGTGGTCGCGCTGATGATGACGTTGCCCGGTTGGTTCGGGTTGCCGAGGATGGAGAGGCCACCTTGCGGCATCCCGAATGGAGGGCCGTAAAGCACGCCCTCGAAATATCCGGCAACGGTGTTGGCATTGTAGGTTCCGTCTGCAAGCTGGATCGTGCCGTTATAGTTGTTCCAGTCGAACCGGCCATAGACCGCATAGATCGCGGCTTGCAGAGTCTTGAACGCGGTCCCGGCAGTCAGTCCGTCATTGCTATCGCTGCCGGTCGCCGGGTTGACATAGATCGTCGTATTCTTGGTGATCCGCGTCCGGTAGATGAACAGCTTCTGAAGCGCCTGCAAGAGTTGCGTATTGTCGGTCTTGTTGAGCGTCAGCCCCGACGACTCGATGACGTGCGACAATTCCTCTTGCAGCGCGTTCATGAACTCATAACGGACCACGGTCGCGCCGAAGCCGCTCGATCCTGGCGAGCCTCCGGTAAAGAATCCCGGCGTCCCTTGCGCGCGCGGCGCGGGGAGCGTTGGAGCGGCGGACGGATCATCAATGCGGTGCATTTGCGTTCACTCCGTTAGCTTCCTAGGCCGTCCCACACCGAAGCGTCATTGTCCCAGAGCGAACCGCCGCGGTCCCATACGGCGACCGGCGTGGTGTATTGGAACATCGGGACGGTGTGCGCTGGCGCATACATGCGGATCAGGCATTCGAGTTGAGCGTTGCCCCAGGCGGCGAGCGGCTCATCCGCGTGCGAGAGATCAGCGCGGAAATAGGTGTAGTTCTCCGTCGTCGAGTAGACCGTCCAGGCGTAGTCCCACGCGCTGTCATAGAGCGGCTGCTCGGCGCGGTTGATGTCAACGCGGAACGCGGAAAAGGTCTCGACCTTGATCGTGTAACCATGCGCGGCTGCAAGCTCGATAAAGTAGTCAATCGACTGCCCCCCGCGCATCGAGAACTTGGCGCACACTGCTGCCTGCCGCTGCTGGACGGTATCGAGGGCTTCGCAGTCGGGCAGGCCAAGCGTCGCTTCCCACTCCGGCAGCATTTCGGCGGCGACGGTGCAAGGGAACGTCTCGGCGATGACTTCGCCGGCTCGCGTATGCAACCGCGCCCAGGTCGGCATAAGGGTGAGCAGATGCGCGGCTTGCAGCGTGCCCCAGCCGCGCTGCCAGACGCGACCGCGTGGTAGGAGACGCTGAAACTGCCAAAGGTAGTCGGTCGCGGACGCGACGGGGAGCGGCATTAGATAATCGTCAGGTTGCCCATGACCGGCAACGCTCCGGCTGGCGCAGTGACCGGCGTCGCGGGGATCGTCATGTCGAAGCGGTTGACGCCCGGTGTCGCGCTGATCGCGGCGTAAAGCTGCGACGGATAGACGGTTCCCGCGATCTCGCCGATCGCCAGGAAGGCGTCTTGTAGCGATGCGAGGATGTCGGCTTCCATCGCGACCGTCGAGGGATCGAGATTGGCGAGCGTCACATCGATCGGTGACGGCACTGGCGCGGCGACGAACACAAGCGCGGTGACCGGCTGCACCGGCCAGATATGTTCGGCGACGGCGAGTTGATCGCCGCTCGCGGTCGGTCCTCGAATCTCCTCGCTCGCGCAACCGTCGGTGCCTTGCGGAAAGCCGCCATCGGCAGCATTGGCAACGTCGAACATCGGATAGACCTGAACCTGACCGGCGCTCGATTGTATCCAGGCGCGCGTGCAGCCGGGCACCTCCATCGCCCACTCGATGTAATCGGACGCGGCGCCGCCCTGCGGCGGTTGAGCATACTTGAACAGCATTCGCGTCCGCAGTTCGTCTTGCTTCTCCTGGTCGCTGCCTCCGGTCAACGGCGAGACGGTCACGCCGCCTGAGTTGATCCCCGGCACCGGATTGTCGATCGAGATCGCAACGCCGGTATCGGCGTTCGTCGCGGCGCCATTGACGGCGGCGACGATCGGCACGACCAGCGCGCCGGTCGCATCAACGGTGCCATCGGCAGTCGTCGTATAGGGAGTGCCGTCCTGGCGGGTTAGCGACGCTCCGGAAGGCAGCACGAGATCGGCGGTGCCGGTAAATTGCGCGCTGCCGGTCGCGGGCGTGCTGTCCTTTTGATAGACGCCGATCATCGCCGCCCAGGCGTATAGATATTCGTCGGTCGCGGTAAACGGAACCGACTGGCGGCTGATCCAGTCAACATAGCCGTAAACCGAATACGCGAGACCGGACATGCACCACGCGAGGGCGCGCAGCACCGCGTTGCGGAGCAAGCCGTCGAGACCCGGCACCCCGCTTGTCGTGACGTCTTGGATTGCTTGATTGCGCAGCGCGGTCAAAGTCGGTCTAGCGAAGGGCATATTTACCTCACCATCGCGCGCTGGCGTTGCATAGGCGGCGGCGGAACGCGAACTGGCGACGGCAGGACGGCGAGGCCTTGCCACGCCCAGCCGAACGTAAAGCGGGTCACGGTTCCATCCGGCTTTAGGATCGCGATCCCGATCCCGAGCAAGGTCGAGCCGACCGCGGCGCCGAGCCAGGACGTATTGACGGCGATCTGCTTCGCCACCCCGTCATCGACCAGCCATTGCAACGCCTCTTCGGCATAGCGGCGCGCGAGACCGAGCGTGTCGCGGGTTTTCTTGGCGCGCTCTAGCTGCCAGAGGTTCGAGCCTAGCGGCTGATCGTTGTAAGGATCGGCCCACCAGCCGCGCCGGTCGCTCGTGCCATCGGTCGGAACGAAGTCGGGCGTCGCGAGCTTGTCGGAGAACAGCGACACCAGGCACGCAGTCTCCAAGTCTTGCCCGGTCTGGAGATCGCCGACCGCCAGGGTCCAGTCGCCTTGCGCGTTGACGTTATCCCACAGGATGTAAACGTCGCCCGCGCAATTCGCCGGCTGCAACACGCCATCGGCAGAAGGAACTGGCAAGCCGGCTTCCTCGATCCAGCCGGTCATGGGCGCGCCTCGAGCGCAGCGATCCGCGCGGTAAGCTCGGCGACGACGGCGGAAAGCTGATCGAGCGCGCTGACCGCCGCCGCGTCGAATTCGAGCGCGTGACCGTCCCATTGCGACGCGCCGATCGGCGGCACCCATACGAAACCGTCGCTGCCGAGCCGCGCGGAATTGTTCGCGTCGGCGCTGACGCGCGCCGGCCCTGCCGGCCCGGTCGCTCCGGTCGCGCCAGCCGGACCCTGCGGCCCGGTCGCTCCGGTCGCTCCGGCAGGGCCTTGCGGCCCCGTCGCGCCGGTCGGCCCTACCGGACCGGGAACCGTCGAATCAGCGCCGGCGGGGCCTTGCGGCCCTGTGGCGCCGGGTGTGCCGGCGACCCCTTGCGGACCTTGCGCGCCGGTCGCGCCGGTCAGGCCGATCGGACCTTGCGGCCCCGTTGCTCCGGTCGCGCCGGTTGCGCCAGTCAAGCCGATCGGACCTTGCGGCCCGGTTGCTCCGGTCGGACCCGCAGGACCGGGAACCGTCGAAGCTGCTCCTGGCGGGCCTTGGGCGCCGGTCGAGCCGGTCGCGCCGGTATCGCCCTTCGGCCCCTGTGGTCCGGTGGGCCCAGCGGGTCCGGTCGCTCCGGTCGGCCCAGCGGGTCCGGTCGGCCCAGCAGGTCCAGCAGGCCCAGGCGGTCCCGCCGAGCCGCCGCCCCGGTTCGCGTCGCAGTAATGCTTGGTGACGACTTCGTTCGGGTCCGCAGGCTCATACGCCATGGTCTGCCGGCCCTCGACGTGCACGAGAGGCGTCGTCACGGTCACACCGTCGGAGGCGTTGACCTCGACGGTCGGAACCGTGGTCGTGTGCTTGCCGGTCGCGGCGACTTCGATGTTGCCGCCATTGGCGAGCTTTATGACGCTGCTGTGGCTGTCATAGAGCGCGACCTCGCCGAGCAGGAGATTGCGTAGCCGATACTTCTGATTGCCGGTTGCGACGATGACGCCGTTTGATCGGTCGCCCGACCCGAAGATCGCCATCGCGTCCGACCCCGGCATTGCGTGCGACGCGAGACCGTAAATCTGCAACACCGGCAGCGCGTCGATCGTCTCGGGCGGAAAGCCGCGCACCTGTGCACGATGGATGGGGCCGGTGTCGTCGGTCGCGGTAATCTTGACCGGCGCGATCGTCATCTGGGCGCGGCGATAGAGCCGATCCGTCACGCTCATGTGCTGACGGTCCCGCCCTTCGGATTAAAGCTGTTGTCGGCGTTCGGCTTGGTCGGATTGGCGTTGTTTACGTCGTCCTGCGTGACCAGCATGTTCGGCGATGTCGGCTCAACGGTGAACGCCTCGGGCGGCCATAGTCCTAGTTGCGCGTGCTGGCCGGCTTCGTCGCGGACATAGGTGACGGTGCCGATCAGCCAGCTTTTGTTGGCGAGCTTCAACTGTGGCGCGGTGATCGGCGCGAGCTTGTTCGGCTCCCAGAGCTTGCCGGCAGCGTCGCGCCATGCGTCGCACTTGACGGTAAAAGCGAAGCTCTGCCCCCATCGGCGGTTCTTTTCCCAGAGCGCGCGCTTACCGGCGAGCGGCTGGCCCATAACGAATTGCTCGCTGATGACATAGAGCTTGCGGAAGCGCGGCACTTCGTCGTCGCGGACGATCTGGCCGACGGTCGGCGAGTTGATTCCGGCGTCGGTGCCGAGCGCCATCATCGAGATTAGATGGCCTTCGTATTCCTGATAGCGTTGATCCATCGAGAAGCTGACACCAGCGGTCTCGACGTTCTCGCCGACCGTAAAGCCCGACGCCATCGACTCGGTGCCGACCTTGGCGAGCATGACCGAGCCATCCGGCAGGTCGTACGGGATCATCTCGGAATAGCGGGTGATCCGGTCGATGATCTCCCAGACGGTCTCGCCGAGATTGATGTTGAACTGCGGCACCTGAATGCCATCGCCCGCCGTGCTCTGGACTTGGACGCCGTACGGCGCGGCGAGCTTGCGAACGATGTCGAGCGTCGAGCCGTTGCGGATTTGCATCCCCTCTTTGCTTTCGCTTCCGGCGCTGGTGTTCTCAACGATCGCCGAGCAGTCAACGAGGTCCTCGCTCTTGCTGCGCCCGATGATCCGGATCGTGTGCTGCTCGCCGCTGATCTCGGAGGTGTAGCGGTCGACATAGCCGGTCAGCACGAGATCGGCGCCGATTTGGACGGTGCAAGGCTGCCCCGGCTTTAGGTCGATGTCGGCGGCATTGGGATACTTCTCGGTCGCCTCGATCGAGAAGCTCGCCGGAATCGCCGCAAGGGGTCGCGTGACGGATACCCGCTGCCAGCCAGTAACCGCCTGGAGACCGACGATCAGCGTCAGGACGTCGCTCGATCCTGGCGGCGGACCATGCGTGACGACGCCGTGCGCGTCGCTCATTGGTTCAACGCCGGGAAGGCGGTCGGCAGGAACAGCGGATGCGGCGGATCGGCGGACGCGACAAGCCCCGGCTCGCGCGGCGTGTCCTGATAGAGCGTCCAGGCTTCGGCGAGCGATGGCATGGGCGCGCGGGTGTCGATCTCGACCAGCCATGCGAGATTGGCGCCGCGCACCGCGAGATCGAGCGCGACGGCGGCGCGAAGCGTCCGCAACGCCTGATAGGTCGCATCCTTGCCGGCGTCGCCGGCCCGCGTCGCTTCGGCGTCTAGCGCGCCGCATACGGCGATCCGGACGGCTACGGCGTCTTGGTAGGAGTTCGGCAGGTAAGCCTGCGTAGCCTGCGCTAGAGCCGCGCAACAGGCACATCGGAGGGTGGACGCCAAAGCGTCCTGCGCGGCGCGCGCTTCGGCGGACAAGGGACCGGCCCCGGCGATCGGCGGCGGCATCCAGCCGGCGAGCGGCAGGAGGAGCCGGATCGCGTCGGCGGGATCATTGGCGGACGCGGCGAGGGCGTTCGCGAGATCGACCCCGGCAGCGGCGAAGGCGTCGGATTGCGCGCTCATAGGAAGCTCGCGGCGGTGTTCACGAGATTGGCGGTCGAGTTGACCAAGGTCCGCGCCGTCGTCGCCGCGGCGAGCGCGCCCTGGACGGTCGCGGTCACCGGCTGGAGGGTCGACCGGCTTCCGGTCCCATACCTGCCATAGAAGCCGGCGAGACCGCGGACGCTGTTGAATATCCGGCTGGCGTCATTGACCGCGCTCATCGCGATCCCGGTGAACTGACCGACCGAAGCGGTCGCCGCGTGCGCGACGCTGGCGACGCTCGCCAGGGCGGACCCTAGGTCGGAGGCCGACGCGATGTTGAGTTGAGCGGCGGCGGCGACGACGGTCTGCGCGGTCGCGGTCGTGGTCGCCGGATATTTGACGTCCCCGGCGACGATAAAAGAGAACTGAAGCTCGACGACGCGACCGCGCTCGCGCCGGTCGGCGCACTGGAACTCCAGCAGCACGCATTGAATGCTCCCGAGCGTCGGATGCACGAGCGTGCCGGCGCCGGATTGCTCGCAGGCCCGAAGCATGGCGTCGCGCTGCTGATAGACGTCATCGCCGACAAGAAACGCCTGGATCGAGAACCGTCTCGGCAGCTTGCCCAAGTCCTCGGCCCAGGCGTCGTCTCGATAGGGGTATTCGTGGATGGCGACGCGCCGGCCTGCGGCGGTCATGCCGGCATCGAGCACGAAGCCGACGCCGCGCCACGACCCGGGTTGAAGCTGCTGGAACCACGCGCCGTCCGCCCAGGACGCGCCCGAGCTATCCGGTATCTGCGATCCGCCGAAGCTCTGGCCGATCCGCGCGACGTCGCTCACGACGCTGCCGGTGGTCTGCACGAGCCGGTTGACGCCGGAGATCGCGCCGCTGATCGGCCCGAGGAAGCCGCTCATATGCTCGCCATGTCCTGATGCTCGACGCGGACGGGCGCGACGTTGACCGATCCCGATCCGGTCGCGGTGACCGCGCTATTCGGCGGCGGGTTCTTGTGCGTGATCGAGACATCGACCGCGCCGTTGACCGGCGCAGCCTGCCCGACCTGGACAGGCGGCGCGGTGGCAACAGGTGGTGCGGCTGCAACAGGGGGAGCCTTGGCGCTGGCGACCTGCTGCGCGTAGTCGATACGGACGCCGGCATTGCTGACGGCTGGGCGTTCATACTCACGCTCGACCAGGGCGGCTGCCTGACCTGATGACTTGGTGGTGCGCAGTGCCGCCATCATGCCGGCATACTGTGGCGACCGAAGCTCCTGGCGCAGAAAGCCGTAATTCGCCTCGTCGCTCTTGGGGTCCAGGTTGTTCTGCTTGGCGTATGCCTCGAATGCATCGCGCCGTGGTCCGGTCCACTGCGCCCAGCCGAAGCCGCCGCGCCCGCCGCCGATTGGTGCCTTCTCCTGGACGGCTTGCAGACCAGACTCCGCTTGTAGGTTGCCGACCAAGCCGGATGCCTGATCCGGCGTCAGGTTCAGATCGGCGGCGAGCTTGTCGCGGATGGCTGCGCCCCGCTCCACCTTGGCTTGCGGTAGGTTCATGGGTCCTGGCGCTGCCTGCTGCTGGATCGCCTCGGGGCCTTTCCATAGCCGCTCCAGCCCCTTCTCGATCCAGCCGCCGCCGCCATGCGGACGGCCCTGCTTTTCCAACATCTGGTCGTATGTGAGCGTCTCGCCGGTAGTCGGATTGCGGAAGGTCGGCATCCCGAACGCGCCGCCCGACTGCTGTTCGTAGCCCATGCCCTTCGCTTGGTCCTCGATCTCCTTCTGTCCCGCCTTGTTGCGTTCATAGGTGGTGATAATGGCGAGCGCGGCGGTGATCGGGAGAAGCGCCGCGGCCAGCGGACCAAGCGCGGCGACGACGGTCCCGATATTGGCGACGATCCCGACCGCCCACTTGACGGCGAACGCCAGGGCGATGTCCTCGGTGACATCCTTGATCGTGTCGAGGTGGTTCAATACCCATTGCAGGCTATCGAGTAGCTTGCCGATGCCCTGCTCGACCTTCGACCAGTCAACGCCTTCCAGCCACGCGGCGAATTTCTGCGAGATGCGATCGACGGCGGCGACGATCTCAGGCGTATGCTTTTCCACGAAGTCGGCGAAGTGCTGGAGCAGCGGGCCGAAGTCGCGCGCGACCACGACGGATATCTGCTGGCCGAGCCGATCGAACGCAACGGCGAGCCGACCTTGTGCCTCGGTGAACCGTTGCAGGCTTTGCTTCTGTTCGTCGGTGAGGTTCTTGTATCGGCTGACGTCGCTGAACCATTGCCCGAAGCTCTGGCTGCTCTGGCGGAACGTCTCGACCAGCTTATCGCCCGAGGCGCCGAGCAATTCGTTAGCGGCGCGCGCGCGGTCGAGCGGGTCCGGCATCGCGGCGATTTTCTGGATCAGCTCCGGCATGACATCGGCGGTCGCGCGTATGTGGCCGGTCGCGTCGCGCGCGTTGATGCCGAGCTTGTTGAACCACTGGAGCGCCGCCGCCGCGTTGCCGCTGCCGACGTTGATATTGCCAAGGGTGTTGTGCAGCCCCTTTAGGCCCTCGGTCATATCCTCTGTGCTGCCGCCCGCGAGCCGCGTCGCGTCCTCGAACTGCTGGAGCTGCTGCGTCGTCATGCCGATGTTGTCGGCGTTTTGCACGAGCGTGTGCGACCACGCGGCGTATTGCGATACCAGCTTGACCATGCCGGCGATCGACGCGGCGCCGGTTATGGCGCCCATGACCGGCACGATCGCGGTCAACGTCCGGAGCACGCTGCCCGCCGCCTTGGCGATCCAGTCGAAGCCGGTCGCAACCTTGCGCAGACCGGACACGTCAACGAACTTCGATACCTGCCGCGATAGGCGATCGAGCGGCGCGCGCATCTGCGTCATGCGCCGGTTGATCGCGTCGATCTGCTTGGTCGCGTTATCGACGACGGTATAGGTGACGGAATAACCGGCCATTATTGCCGCTGCTCGGCTAGCTCGCGCTCGCGTTCAGCGATGCGCTGCGACTGCTCGGCCCACCAGATCAACTCTGATCCGGTAAGTCCCCAGGCGTCTTTTGGTCCCCACCCGTAGAAGCGGGTAAGATCGGCGACAAGGTGTTTCCAGTTAGACGGAAAAGCGGCGTATAGGGTTCCAAAAAACGCCACGCCTCCTCCATCTGACTGATCCGCATTTTCTCGACCACTTCGCGCGGAACGGCGGCGACTTCGGCGATCAGCTTGATCTGGTAGCGCCGGAGCGTGAACATGTTCGACCCGGCGGCGATCTCGAATTCCGCGCGCTGCACTTGCAGCGCGGTCGGCTCCACCAGATGCAAGGTTGTGAAGTGTTTCTTGAGGTATTCGATCGGCGGATCGATATCGAGGTCCATCTCGCGCGGCGGCGGAAGCGACTGATCGAGACCGAGATCGAGATCGGTGAGCGCGTCCATCGCCTATGACTCCGATACGTCGATACCGTCAAAGCGCACCTGAAAGGTGCCCTCGGCGGCGCGCACTTCGAGCGCGCTGGTGTTCCACATGTTCGATCCGCCCACCACCTTGCCATTGGCGAGCGAGACCAATACCTCGACGCAGCGCATATCGTTGAAGTCGCCCACGGTGATGTCGCCGCTATCGCGCAGGGTGGCTTCAATGAAGCCCTGGAGCGGAACCTCGCTAAAGCCGTGGACGCTATCGAGACCGACAAGCGTCTCGCGCTTCCACTTGGCCGGCGACCAAGTGACATCGCTTACCACCATGTATGCATTGCCATCGATGGTGACGCCGGTAATACCGGCAAGCCGTTCACATGCAGCCATCATATCCCCCTTACGACTTGCGGAACTGGAGCAGGATCGCGATCTGCCGAAGCTGATTGACCAAATCAACCGGCGCGAGGATCTTCACCAGCCCATTGCCGGCATTCTCGACGACGATGTTCTGCGCGAACGTCCTGCTGTTCTGCACATAGCCCGCCGCCTCCAGCGCGCGATATTCGGAGATCACCGACGCGCGGATCATCGGCGCGTTGACGCAGTTTGATCCGGCGAGAATGATCGTCGTATCGCTCACCAGCTTCTTGCGCGCGTAGCGGGTCAGCAGATAGTTGGACAGGTCGCGCGACACGAACATCAATCCATACATCGTCTCGACGTCGAGGTAGCTGTCATCGTTCGCACCCGCCGCATTCTTTTGGTAGGTTGTCGCCATGCGCTCGATGATGACCGTGTCATCGTCACCGACGCGCGTCGTGCTCATTCCGTCATACAGCAGCGTGTTGCGCTCGCCGAGAATCCAGCGATCGGCGATCGGCGGCGCCTGCAAGGTCGTGTTGATATATTGCAACGGCAGGCCGGGATCGACGCGCAAGCTCGCCGCGCTCGCCGCGGTGATCTCGGCGGCCCAAATCCAGATCGGATCGGGCGAGCCGTTAAACGCCGTAATAGACATGTGCTGGTCATTGCGCGCCATGCCGAACGTCGTGCATTCGCCGAGCGTCCCGCGATAGGCGGAAAAGCATCCGCCATAGACCATCTCCTGCCACGACCAGCGACCGACATCGTCGGCCAGGAATGACTTCATCGCGTCGAGCGACGCGGTGTCATTGTAGGGCAGGCAGATAAAGTCATACGGCTGCGATGACAGGTTCGCCAAGCCGTTCGTCAGGATCGGGTTCGCGGTGCCGCCCGCCATCGCCGCGAACGCGACGGTGATCCCAGGGACCGGATATTCGCCGCCTGCCGCGCCCAGGTAGTTTTGGAGCAGCACGATATCGTTGCCCGCTTCGCCCTTGTTCTTTGCGGTCAGCGTCAGGACGTCGGCGGCTGCGACCGCGGTCACGGCGAGATTCGTGTTGGCGGTGATCGCCGCTTCAAGGTTCGCCGCGGCAGCGGTCGCGGTATCGCCGCTGTTGACGACGGACTGAATGCGGATGCCGCCGATGTAGACATTCAGCGTCCCCGAAGCGGTCGCGGTGCCGGTCAGCGTGATCGTCCCGGTCGCCGCGGCGCTCGCCGCATTGTCGGCGAGCGGCAGCATATAGACCGCGCCGAAGCTATCGCGCTGCAGGTAACGCTGCGCCATCTGGGCGAGGATCGAGCCGGCGCCGCAAAGCGTCAGCACTTGCGCGAGGCTCTCGACCAAGATGGGATTATCGACAACCGCCTGACCGGCGCTGGTGATCTGGCCGATCAAGAGCGTCTTTTGTAGCACCTGCGACGTGTTCGCTTGGCTCGGGTCCATCTCGACAAAGACGCCGGGAACCCGGTTGCTGGTCGGATAGTAGGTAAAGTTAATGCCCATCGGTCAGTCCCTCTCCTGGCGTACTGCTGGCGGATCGACGACGGGCGGATCAGTGGTCACGTCGCCGTCGCGCAGGCGGCGCGTCCAGAACATGTCACTGTCCGGAACTTCGCGCCCCTTATCGGGTAACACCTGAAAGCTAACCGGATCGCGCACGGTGCGGCCCGGAACGGGATAGATCATCATCGATGCGCTCCTCATGCAGTGCAGTTACGGCTCATCCGGCCAGGGACCATTGGTCGGCGGGATCGGCGCGTCGCCGGTCGGAATTTGCACGACGGCGGCGGGCATATCGCCCGCCGTGACCGGCGCCTTAAAGATATCAACCTCGATCGTTTCGAGCGGTATCGACGGCGGCTGGACGCCGTCCGCGTCGGTGATCTGCCAATCGATGTTGAATTCCCACTGATACCAGAGCCGCGCGCGATCGAGATCGAGATACCGCGCGCCGGAGAACGACGCGCCGCGAACCATGCGGCAATTGCCGACCTCCAGATTGAGCACCGAGGCGAATATCTGCGCTTCGATATCTTCGAAGCCCATCGACGGGTCCTGGCCGCGCCGGTCGCGTTGCGCGTCAAGCTCGACCGCGACGCCGACGCTCTTGTGGATGATCTGGATTAGCCCGTTCCAGACTTGGTTCGGCTCGGCTTCCTGGCCGAGCGGTAGGACATAGGCGGCGGGCAATACCATCGACGTGTTGTAATTGCGCAGCCCTGCATAGAATTCCGCCGCGCCGGCAACGCGACCGCCAAAGATCGGAGCATTCGCCCGCAGTTGGGTAATGAATGCCGCCATAATCACGGCGCCTTGGTTTCCTTCCAGGTCAACGCATTTTCCAGCGCCTTGCGCACGCGGCGATCAAGCTCGCCGGCTTCCTGCGCCATGACGCGATCGAGGAACGGACGCGGCTCCAGCACGCGCTTGGTATAAACGCCCTTCGCCCGCATGTGCCGACCGGTGCGGCGGTTGACCGGCTTCACGGCGCGCGCTCCGGGGTTGCCGCCGCCCTTGGCGCCGGCCTCGAGGAACAGCGCATAGAACTGCCGCGCGCGGACGGCGAAGCCCTCGCCCGACTTGAACACGAAGGTCTTAAGCGAGGCGCGGAGATCGCCCGAGACGCGGACGGGCGGCGATCCTGGCGCCGACGCGCGATAGCGGCCTGCGGGTCCGGAATACAAGCGCCCGCTGCCCTGGCTCTGATTGATAAGCCGTCCGGCCTTGTTTTTCACGTCATTGCCCGCGGCGCGCATCAGCTTGGTCAACTCGCGCTTGTCGAGCGCGACCGTGCCCCAGTGCGTGACGGTCAACTTGAGATCGCTCACCAGAAGCGGCCCCCGCCGAACAGCAGCAAGAGGACGATTATCAACAGGACCAAGCCGATGCCGCCGAAGCCCTGCGGGCCGTAGTAGCCGCCACGGTAGCCGTAATAACCGCCGAAGCCGCCGAACAGTACGAGCAGGACGATAATGAGCAGCACTAGGTTCATAGCGGGTTCACTCCAGGCGGCGCCGCAGCCGCGCCGTCGTATGGTTCGGTTAGCAGCGCGTTGCGCGTGCCGTCGCCGTCGTCGGGCGTCGTGCGGCTATGCTCTAGCTCGCATTCCATCTGGATGAACCGCTTCCGACCGGCGATCTCGGTCGAGCGGCGGACGCGGAATAGCTCGGTGCGCCAGTCGCCGGTATTGGGTCGGTAGGTCGAGCGGATCACGACGTCGATCGTTCCCGGATAGTCCTGCCAGCGGATGTAGATGAAATGCGTCACCGGGCCGTCGATCTGCGTGCTCTGGTAGAGCGTCGAGGGCCGGCTCGGCTGGACGTCGGCGTGGACGGTCGCGATCGGGACCAAGGTCTCGGATAGCGCCAAGTCGTCGGCGGGCACTTGGTCGCGGCGATAGAGCGTCACCAGCCAGCGGAGCGCGCCGATCGACGCCGCTAGAGCGCCTGACGGATTATCCGGCATGGTTCATCCGCCCGAAGCTCCGGCGCCGCGTAGCCCCTGCCGCAAGGCCGGCGCGGACGGTGTTCGGCTCATCCCGCGAAGGTCCAGAGACGATACGGGTCGAGAAGCCGATAGAAAGCCGCCGGCATCTCTGCCGGAACGTCGCCGCGGTTCTCATAGTAGTGCGCCGTGCCGATCAGGATCGCCGTCCGGATCGGCATGGGGACCGCGGACGGGTCCGCGTCGTCATAGCCGGCGGTGTAGTCGATCAGCATCGACTGTTGCGGTATGCGCGGCAGCAGTTGCGGCTTGACCGCGACATAGCCCGGATCGACCGCAAGGTTCAGGTCGTAATCCTCGGGATCGGCTAGCTGCATATCGCCGAGCGGCCCCCAGGTGATCTGCTCGACCGACTGGCACGGCGCGCGCGGTAGCTCGATCGGTCGCTTTGCCAAGGGCGGCCAGTTCAAGGGAAACACGATCAAGCTCTGCGGCACGAGCGGCGTCGCGGTCGGCGGCGGCGCCCAGGTGATGGCGAATTGCAGCTTTTGGGTGAACAGCGCGCGGTTTAGATAGGCTTCGGCCTCAAGCCGCGCGTTCTGTATATACATCTCCACCAGATCGTCGTCATAGTCGGAGTCGATCCGGCAGTGCCGGCGCGCGAGATCGACCGGCACCGGCTCGGTCGCGGGCGCTTCGAGGACGTGCAAGCCGCCATACACGGCGGGTTACTTCCTGACGACGCCGCTCGGTTGCCGCGGCGCCGGATCCTCGGTCCCGGCGAGCTTCGGGACCATGATATGCAACGGCTGCGCGAGCCGCTTCGCGGCAAGCTCCTGCGCCGCCGCCATTGGCACGGCGATCAGCTCGCCCGCCGTGTAGTGCGAAAAGCGTCGCATGGTCCGCATCTGAACCAGCGTGCCGGCGACTTCGCCGCTCATTTGGTCGGTCCTCCTATGTTACGACAACGCCATTCGACGGTGGCGCTGTGGTCGAGCCGTTCGCGTTCGTCGCCGTTACGACGCAGGTCGCGGTAAGCCCGACGGCGGCGGGGGTTACGTCAACGGTCGCGGAATCGGCGCCGACGTTCGCGCCGTCAAGCTGCCACTGATAGGCGTAAGCGGTCGGCTCGCCGCTCCACTCCCCCATCGTGCAAGTGAGCGTTGCGCCCACCTGCTCGACATAAGGCACGGCGACAACCGCAGGCGGCGCGGTCGGTGGAGGGGCTTCGCCGGTCACGCCTTGCTCGGCGAGCCGCGCCGCTTCGTCCGCTGTGAAGGCGGCGGACTCGCCGGCATTGTAGCTCGCGAAGTGCTTGGAAAACGTGACCACCACATCGCGTTGCGGAATTCCCTCCACCGACATTATGCGTCTCCCAGGTTTGTTAGAATTACGGAGGATCGGTCAGCGTCGGCGGCGGGTTCGCGCCGGTCGCGACGGCTGGCCGGATCGCGGTTGCCTGCGACCACGTTGGGTTGAGCGGTTGCGTCGAGTAAGGCGCCCCAGGCGCGCCGGGAACACCGGAGAAGCCCCAATCCTGCGTGAGCAACACGACAAGCGATTGAAGGTGTCGCATGTTGCAATCGTGCTCGGCGATCACACGGAACAGCGATTGATCGCGCTGGAACGATGAGACCATTGACGTGCCGTCATTGTAGGCTGCGACGTCGGACGCATCGACGACGACATTGTACGTGTCCGCGATGACGAAGTCGGCCATATCGACAAAGTAAATCTCCGACGCCTTGGTGAATGTCGTCATCACGAGGTTGGTCGGTATCTGCTGCGTCGTGCGGACCGGGTAGCCTTCCCACATGCCGCGCTCGATCTCATCCTTGAAGTAGAAACCGCCGACCTGATCGCGAGCGAGCGCGATAAAGCGCACGAGCGTCGGCGACATGATCCACGTCGGTCGGATCATGCGGGACATACCGTTTTGCAAGGCGAGGATCGCCGCCGACGACGCGGCGAGGATCGCGGTCAACTGATCGCCCGCTGCCGGCGTCGCCGGCATGGCGGCGACCGTTATCAGGTTCGCCGGCAACACGAGATGGCGCATTCCGATCGGCCCCTTGTCGGTGCCGTCGCCGCGTAGGAATGCCAAGTCCTCGCGCCGCGCGATCGTCTGCACGAGATCGTCGCGCACGATCTCCTCGACGCCGATCGGCGAGCGGCGGATCAGGTCATTGCT